AATATACATCCAACAGTTTAGTAGTGACCATTAAGCTATGTTTAAAACTCCACCTCTCGAAGAACTTACGAGAAATGCTCTGGTCTACGGGAAAACGACAGGGTACACCCGTTACCTGTCACATTTTGGAGTCATGACTGTAGTCAGGTGCAATAGTCATGGCCAGGGTAAGCTGTCTTCCTCATTTCTGAAACACAATCGATTGTTTATTTAAACACAAAACCCAAAATCCTTTTATGCAAGATGAATACTAAAGGTAATAACGAGTTCAGCGACCCCTCACGGAGAACCGAAGAAGCGACAAACCAGTCGGCGCGATCGATCCAGGAATCGATAACAATCAGTGGTGTAGAGGTTAGTGAAAGACAAAGCGTTAGGAAACCTGAGAGCCATGATTCAGGACAGAAGGATGAATCGTCAAGTTGTGGACAAAAGGTCAGACTTGACAACCACAAAATCCACGCAGGTGTCAAAACTTCCGTGGTCGAGAAATCGCAGTTGAGCAAAGCAGGTACTAAAAACGATTTCCCGGTGAAAGTATACAAAGCAGTACCAAAAACAGCAAGGGCTAAGAAAAAGTCGCTCCTGTCCCACAATAGACAAAGAACAACTACCAATCCGGGACATGAGAAGAGAGTGCAGGATACTTACAACACAGTCATGCGTTGCAAGAAGCCGACCACACCCCCAGAGACTAGTTCTTTACCCAAAAAGGAAAGTGAAAGGAACCAAGCACAACAGAGTCCCCAGGAAGATCAGAAAGACAAACCACAGAAACAACAGAGATTTCCTAGGGCACCTCTCCATCCCACTAGAGCAGAAAATAATTTCTTCACTCACCATATGAAGAACACAGATAGTAAGCTACAACAAGATAATCATGAAAGCAAGGGATGTGAGCTCAAACAAGATCAAGACGACGCAGATACTTCCTTCAGTCGGTTTGACACCGATTGTTCCGCTTTCCTACCTACCCCTGGCTCCAAGATCCAGGAATCAAGAAGACAAGAAGAAATCAAGGATATTAAGATCCCAATCACCGGACCAGAAATCGCTGATGACGATCAGCAGGACACTAAGATTTCAGGGTCATCACTAATTGCGGAAGCAAAAATAGTGTCAACTAGTAGCAAGGCATGGAAACCTAAAGACGATAAGAAACGACACCAACACCCGATGATACGGAAAGCGCAGAAAACTAATATTGGGACTATTGAGTTGGGAGTGAGCTATGAAAATCACCTCGTTAGGGCTACTCGAAGTTGTCGTATAACTGGAAATACCCGTGACAAATCGAATTCACATCCACAAGCACGCGAAGTCAGAAACACTTGGCAGAAAATGATGAAACCAATCCTCGTGGCTTGGACTAGAGAATGTAGCAAATTTAGTAAAAACAAAATGAAATGGTGCATCCAGTTTGTAGCAGACACCCACTTCAGTGGTTTAACAAGTCCACCAAACGACATAGCTCTGGGGCACTGGCAAAACTGTCATCCACTCATAACTAATAAGGATCAAGCCAGGTGGCAAACTTCTATTGCAGGAAAGAAAGCGGCCGAGAGATCTTGCCATTGCACCTTCGAAAACACTATCGCGAAAAACAAAACAGAATGCTCTAACTCTAAACCTTGCAGGAATATGACCAACTACGCACAAGGCATTAACGTTTACATCCTCAATGACGTCCTATATTATGACAAGGTGCGTTCCACCATGACCCAAATAATGCAAGCTAGACAGGATTTGCCAACCTTCATCTTCTTTAGCTACCACACAAGTCAACAAGGTTCCTACGAAACACCTGACGGAGGTTTTGTAACTGCAGAAAAACATCAACTAATCCAGCAGCACGGCGCTAAAGACAGAAAACAGGACATTTACAACACAGGATTGCCTTCCTTACCCAGATGCAACGGTTTTAAGGTAGTTAAGCTTTTGGAATGGAATACTTTCGAAGCAGGGTATATGACCAACGTATGTCTTAATGGTAAACCCCTTGTAATCGACTTTGCTAAAATCCATTGTGATGAACTACCTATTGTCATTGATTGCCATAAAGATTACAAAAGACCAATTCCATCAATCAAGAAGCCTTTAGACTCAGACAATACAAAGAAATCGACAGCAACCCTTCATAGTGATGCTTCAAGTGAGTTGAG